TCAGGTTGATAGACACTGAGTTGTGCATGATGTCTGCATCATTCTCACCAGTGAATACAAATCCTGCTCCACCCATATCAGCTGCAAACTGATAGATCTCATCAAAGGGACGAATACAACGATAGGGAACACTATTGTAGAAATTACCTTGCTCACCTTTGAATTGAATAACGCGGCGAACAAATTCTACGTCACGCAGATCTCCCTGGACAAACTCATTTGCTTCGGTACTAGAGAATTCAGGACGCTTGAGATCTACACCACGCACCCAGTATCCTTCTGCTCTGAGTCGCTTGACCATATGACTTCCAATGAAACCACCAGCACCTAGCACCAGTGCTGTCTTATTATTTTCAGACATTATTAAAAAAGTTTCTTCTTATATATGATACGATTATTTGGACAATCTGTCAATATACCAATCAACAGTATCCCTTAATCCATCACCAAAGTTAATAGATGGAGTCCAACCAGTTGCTGCTGTTAGTTTTGAAAAATCAGTTCCATACCTCTTGTCTTGGCCAGGTCTGTCATATGAAACACCGATCAACTCATAAGGTTTATCGAGCATATCAAGAATCATTTCAGTAACTTCAATATTTTGCAACTCACATCCTGCGCCAACATTGAATTTGTCATTAAGTATTTTCTTTTCCTCAATGGACCAGATAGCACTACAGTGATCCATCACATGAATCCAATCACGAATTTGTTCGCCACCATCATACATATAAGTTACTTTATTCTCCATGGCATTCTTAATCACTTTAGGAATAAGTTTTTCAAAGTGCTGACCCTTGCCATAGTTATTAGAGGATCCTGTAATCACATACGGTAGTCCATACGTGTTATGCCAACTAGTCACAAAGTGTTCTGCTGATGCTTTAGTTGCAGAATAGGGATTCCTAGGATTGTATGGGGTATCTTCTCTAAAAAGTGCATTATCATCATAATCCAGAGAACCATAAACTTCATCAGTTGAGATATGATGAAACTTTTCTACCTGAACTTTAAGACTAGCATTAAGAAGATTAATTGTTCCGTTAATGTTTGTAGAGATAAAAGGATTTGAATTAGATATTGACTTATCAACGTGGCTTTCAGCAGCAAAGTGAAAGACTTTCTTTGGTTTGTGTTTATCAAAAATATAATTTACATGCTTCTCATTAACAATGTCACACCAGACAAAATCAATCTGTGAACATTGAGGGATATTTTCTTCGTTTGATGCGTAAGTCAAACTATCAAGAACGATAATTTTATCATCAGTAACACCACGCAAAAACTCAAGGAAGTTACTTCCAATAAATCCTGCACCACCAGTAACGATAATAGACATATACTTTTTTTTAAATGATACTAAAAAAGACGGTTGGTGTCAACCGTCTTTTGGGTCGCCATGCACGCCACTTACTTTTAGGAAGCAAGAAACCAATTAGTTCCAGAGTTTTTGAACCTTACTCTCTAACTCTTCAAACCTTGCATCAACTTCTAGTTGTGCTTTATCGCTTGCCTCAAGTGCAGCAACCTTTGCCTCAAGTGCCTGAAGTCTTGCTTCTACTTCAACATCATATTTTGACATTGCTGCACCAGATGCAGATTTTGCTGCTGATCCTTTTGCTGCCATAATAGTAAATTAACTCTTGGATTATTTAGTTTTTAGAAGGGTCTTGTGACTCCACCACTTAGTTTTACGAACTAAGAAACGCGAGGGTCTATTGACCATCCCGACCAGGGCTAGTTTAAACGACTTACCGAGTCTTTGACATAAGCAGGAACACCTTCAGGGTCCAACCACTTTGTGTATTCAAAATCATCCATGGCAGTCAGAAGTTGCATCTGATTGTCAAGGAGATACATGTCAGAGTATCGCTTGGTATACTCATGTGCTTTTTGGATACGATAGTCTGGCATACCATTGATTTCCAATGTGCCACACTCAACATAGCGATAAGGGAAACGCTCTAGAAGAACTTTCACTTTACCTCCACAGTCTCAAGATCAATAGCAACCTGCTCCATCAAAATATCATAATCATCAAGAGGGTCGCCAGAAAAAACAACTCCTGTGTTTTCATAGTAACGACGAACCTTTTTGAGAAGTTTTGGATTCTTCACATCCAGGAAGAAGTCGCCATTTACAGCACCACGAAGGGTTTGAATGTCTTTCTTGAACTTGCTAGTCAGTGTCATTGTCTTGATTGTTGACCTTAGTATTATAGGTGATTGACAGTTCTGTGTCAAGACTGTCAATGGGGGTCGCGAGGATCGAACTCGCCTTAGCCGAATTATGAGTTCGGTGCATTCACCAGATTGCTAGACCCCCAAATAGGACCGCTGGGAGTTGAACCCAGTTCACACCGTTATAAGCAGTGGGCCTTAACCGATAGGCGACGGTCCCTCAGGGAGCTTCGTTATTTTCTTCGGTGTATATGCGTATGATTTCATCATCCGCTGGCACCATCACTGCTCTATCTCCGTTCTCGTTCTCTACACCAATTGTTTCCCCATTCTCAACTCTTTCAAAAAGAGTTTCCCAGTTCTCTTGCCAGTATTCCACGGAATAAAAATGCATCTTGTCACTATGTATAATACGGTTAACGATACACTTATCAGAATGTCCGCAGTTCGTCAACCGCTAGGGCATCACACCCAACACTCTGACAGTATGCACCGGAGTAGGATAGGGGTCCACCCTAAACATCCAGAAGGGGCTTGTTCCAAACTTCCGGTCTTCCCTATATGGGAGACGCTTGGCACTTCTGGTCGGAACGTCTCAAGTCCTCTCTGCAGTAATTATAACACTATGGATTTCTAGGGTCAATGCCCAAACTCTTAAGATATTCTATCCACCAATCTTGGTCTTTAATATATCTCCAATTTGGAACTTCTTTTCCTTGTTCAACCACATAATATTGATAGAGAGCATCATCGATAATCTGTGCGATCTCCATACTCTTCATCCTCTTCGTCAACGTCTGCATATGCATTTGCCACGTAGGGTCCATGTGGTTTTTTGGATTCTGATCGGACATACTTCTGTTCGTCATTGACTGCTGCAACCCACAAACTAAGTTTCATTACTATCCAAATAACACCCAAAGGTAAAAAACAAGCTACTAAAATTAAAGGTTTCATGAGGGTAATACTCTGAAGACTTCCTCCTTCACTCTATCTATAACTTCATGAAGAATGTTTACGTCAATTCCCATAAAAGGAGGGATCATTCCAATTACACGAAAAAATCCATCCACAAAAAGTGCCAAGAATGTAATACCCAAAAACATACTAATGATTGAAGCATTGCGATTATGTTGTCTGATCGCATCATCAATCATCTCCTGGCACTCTTCCTTTGTGACATGATGTGCAGGTTTTATTTCATTCATCCTGTGAGACATTTGGCAAATTACTCATTGGGTCAGGTAGTCCCCCTACTATAGCACAAGCTCGCTTGTAATAGAAGTTTTCCGTGTTACCGTTTTCCTCAAATGTTTCTTTGATTCTAATCCAGTTCGCCAGTTCGTCAGGGTGCATGATGGTAGAAAGATTGCCTACCCCACTATTTAACGAATATCAAAGTCTAATTTACGAACTTTACGTTTACGTCGCTCCTCTTGATAGAGAAGTTCTTGAGCAGAAAAATGACTATCTATTTTTCTCTCTACGTTATTGGTTACCATAACAATTTTGTCAAGGTTGATGGCACCAATTTTATCATCCACAACACTCATTTGATTGGGACAACCACAGAACTGCACTTTACTAGTGCTAGTCAATTCTTTTCTACATTCTTTGCATCTTACGGTAATCATTTTTCATGGACCTCCTAGAGGGAAATGCTTGATGACGGGATCGAACCGCCGACCGCCTCGGTGTAAACGAGATGCTCTACCGCTGAGCTAATCAAGCAATTGGGTTATCCGTATGGATTTCTCCCTTGTTCTTTACAGAGTTTAAAGTATAGTTTGTAGTACCTACCCTTCATCTCATTAAGAACTTCTTTGTCCTCTTCAAAACCCAAGTTGCCCAAGTGAGCAGAACTGCCTTCTAATTCAGATAGTAGAAGTAAGATTTTAACTGGGTCCATAGTATAAAAAGGACAAGCGGGTGACGAGGATCGAACTCGTGACAAGAGCTTGGAAGGCTCGCATGTTACCGCTACACCACACCCGCAAGGCGACTCGCGAAGGACTCGAACCTTCGACCGACTGCTTAGAAGGCAGTTGCTCTATCCATCTGAGCTAGCGAGTCAAGTGGTAGTTCCTATCGCCGCTGATTCTGAACTACCAAGGGAATCACCGCAGTTGATTACGCTCTCTCGATGCCATCAACAAAGTTATCATACTCCTCTTCTGAGATTTCGTCAAGTGAGATAACTTCTAGATCCGGTGCTGGATCAAACCATTCGTCAAACTCTGCCATAATTGCCATTTGATCATAAATTCTTTCAATTCCTTTGTTGTTGTATTCTTGAACTTTGTCTGATGCCCATTGTCGAATGTCGGCAACCAGTTCTTCAGTCTCCATCATAGTAGTCTTTTCGGAAGTACCTGCTGAGGATGTTGCTATTGTAGTAGGCAGGTCCTCCCGTGTCAAGGGATTCGGTGAGGACTCCGTGGATGAAGAGTTGTCTTGTTTCTTCAAAGTTTGTTTTGCCAGCTGTTTTATGTAAGCTGAGGATAGTTCTACTAAAATTTTGTCTCCCCAATCGTTCAATGTCTTCTTTAAGTTCTGGACAAGACCCATAATACTTTTTCCAATCTGATTCTTTTTTTACTCGTCGTTTTTTTCCTGGAGGTTTTCGATGAGACCAAAAATACTTTCTCCCAATGTACTGTCGTTGGTTCGTGAGATTGGTAATGTTATAAACAAAACCATAGTAATCCCCAACATCATCAGAATTAAAAATTCGTTCCATGTAAATCCAAGGATTTTCATAATCAATATCTATACTCATCCAAAATGTCCAATACCCGGTTGAGGTATTTATGTGCTAGGTCTTTTTCTCCTTGCCACACAGTATTGGGTTCATTATCTACTGTATTTTTTAATTTGTAAATACGAACCTTTAATTCTTCTTTATTCAATTCGTTCTTAGGCATACGGGGAGATTACACTCCCCCTATTTAAGCAAAAATTAGAGTTGGAAACCACTGAATGTGTCCTTTTTCACATCTTGCTTGATACCGCCAACAACATAAGACTCTACTTCTGTCTCCTGTGGTGCTACCTGGAGACCCTTAGAGGAGATCCAGTGTTGCGTCCATGGCAGTGGGTTAGCAGATGCAGCAATGTCATACTGAGGTTTCAAACCAATTGCCTTGAGACGACGATTAGCAACCCACTCAACATACTGCTGAAGCAGTTTGTCATTCAGACCAATCATAGATCCATCCTTAAACAAGTAGTCAGCCCAACGCTTCTCTTCGTTGACTGCACGATCAAACATCTTATAAGTCCACTCTTCCTCTTCCTTCATGATTTGCTTCATTTCAGGATCATCACCCTGCTTCCACTTGTTCAAAATGTTTTGGGTGATAGCGAGGTGTTGGTTCTCGTCCCTGGCAATAAGGGAGATAATTTTTGCAGAACCCTCCATGAGTTTAAGTTCACCAAAAGCAAAGCTGCAAGCAAAAGAAACATAAAACCGAATTCCTTCCAGGATATTGACGTTTGCGACTGCTCTGTAGAGTTTTCGTTTGACATCTTTAATTTCCCATTGTGAAGATGGTGAACCTCTAAAATCCTCCTGCCACATGTTTCCGGTGCCCCAAAGTTGAGCACTACGAATGAAGTCATCGTATGACTCTGTAACGCTGCTAGCACGCTCTAGGATGCGATCATCAGTGACGATCTTATCAAAGACTTCAGAGGGGTCTGCATAGACGTTCTTGATGATGTAAGTATAGGAGCGACTGTGGATCATCTCCATGAATCCCCAGACCTCCATACATGCCTCTAGTTCAGGTAGGCTGCAGTAAGGAATAAAAGCCATCCCAGGACCACGCCCTTGAAT